TTCCTTGCCAATACCGCAAGGTATGCCAATGCACTGAACAATCCGGATTACAGGGATGCAGTGGACAAGCTGATCCACACCACGGACGGGGCTGCGTATGCAACAGACCCGGATTATATCAGCAAGGTCGTATCCATTATCGAGCAGTATAACCTTACAGAATATGACGTAAGGGAATCCGGCGAGGATACAAAGAAGTCCGTGGATGAAATCGCAGACGAGGTGATTGACGGAAAGTGGGGCAACGGAACGGAGAGAAAGCAGAAGCTGGAAGCTGCCGGATATGACTATTCCGAGGTGCAGAGCCTTGTCAACAGGAAGTGCGGAGTGTCCGTGGCAAAGACAGACACAAAATCCGTGGAGGAACTTGCCAATGAGGTGATTGCCGGGAAATGGGGCAACGGAACAGAGAGGAAACAGAAACTGGAAGCTGAGGGGTATGATTATTCTGCCGTGCAGAAGAAAGTCAATGAACTGCTGAAATAGGGAAAGTAAATCCTGTCAACGGGTCCGGATGGGGAAACCTGTCCGGACTTTCCTTTTTTGGCAGAGGACAAGTTTGGACAGAGTGGAAAAAGAACGGGTGGAAACCGAGGAATTGCTTGACTTTACGGGGCTTTAGAGTGATTTATAGACTACCCAAAAAAGAAAGGAGTACTTATTATTATGGCTATTGCAGAAAAGGTAAACAGGGCAGCTTTTTACTGCCGGGTAAACCATCGTGACAGGGATTATGAAAAATATCTGGACGATGTGAGGAGACGGCTGGAAGAAACCTATGGAACACAGAAATGGGATTTGCAGATTTTCTATGAGGAGGCTTCAGGGGCAGACCCGGACAGAAAAGAATTTAATCATCTGAAAGCGGAGATAACCGCAGAGAAGATTGATGTGGTGGTTACCATGAAGGCTTCCACGCTTGCCCGTGACTGGAAGCAGTTTATGGAGTTTATGCTGGTATGCAGTGAAAAAAATGTGGAAGTGGTATGCATAGACAGGGCTGAGGATGCACAGAGGATTTTTCAAAGGATTAAAAAGTTCCGGCAGAATTATTTTGAAGGAAGTGAAGCAGTATGCAGGTAAAAGTGATAAGCAGGCAGCCGGATTTGGCTGCACGGAAGAAAAGGGTATGTGCCTATGCCAGAGTTTCCTCTGACAGCAGAAGACAGGAAGACTCCTTGGAAAACCAAGTGGAGACCTATGAAAGGTTTATCAAGGGGAATCCGGAATATGAATTTGCCGGGGTATATGCAGATCAGGGCATATCCGGGTACTGTGAAAACCGTCCGCAGTTCCAGAAAATGATGGAGAAGGCAAGGGCAGGAGAGATTGACCTGATTATTACAAAATCCATATCAAGGTTTGCAAGAAATACCGTCACCGTTCTAAAGTTCGCAAGGGAACTGAAGGAACTGGGTGTCGGTATTTTTTTTGAAGAACAGAAGATTAACACTCTGTCGGGGGATGGCGAGATGATGCTTGCCGTCCTCGCTTCCTTTGCACAGGAAGAAAGCAGGAGCATGAGTGAAAATAATAAATGGTCCATCCGTAAAAAGTTTGAGAGAGGGGAAGTGATGATTACTACTTCACGCTTCCTCGGTTATGACAAAAACGAGTATGGGAATTTGATTGTGAACCGAAAGGAAGCGGAGATTGTCAGTTTGGTTTTTGACCTGTATCTGATGAATGTAGGTTCGTCAAGAATCGGTGAGCTGCTTAATTACTTGGGTGTAAAGACGGTAACGGGAACTACATGGGAAAGCGGAACGATTAACGGGATGCTCTGCAATGAGAAGTACAAAGGGGATTTCCATCTCCAGAAATACTACACGCCTGAAAACCAAAGAAACCATACCCGGAAAAATCGTGGGGAAGTTCAAAGTTACTACATTTCAGAAAATCATGAGCCAATCGTACCGACAGAAGTATGGGAACAAGTGCAGAAGGTCAGGGAACAGAGAAAACGCAGCAGGAACATCGGTCAGGACGGCACATCGAAGTTTCAGAACCGTTATCCCTTAAGCGGAATGCTTATCTGCCCTTACTGTGGAAAAACACTCCGGCGCAGGCAGGTTTACAACAGGAAAATCCAATGGCTCTGCAGCACCTACATTGAGAAGGGAGTCAGTTCGTGCAGGGGAATAAGGATTGATGATGCCATGCTGAAGGGCATGGACATTACGGAACAGACAGTGATAGAGGAGGTAATTCAAAATGGCAAGAAACATTACAGTTATACCAGCAAGGCAGAATTTGACCGTGGAATCAGGAGCAGTACAGGAAGTGCAGAGACTGAAAATGGCAGCGTACTGCCGGGTATCAACAGACCAAGAAGAACAGTTATTAAGCTATGAGAATCAGGTCAATTATTACACCAATTACATCAGCGAAAACCCGCTGTATGAATATGCCGGAACCTATGCGGATGAAGGAATTTCCGGCACCAACACAAAAAAGAGGGATGAATTCAACCGTATGATTGCCGACTGCCGTGCCGGGAAAATTGACATGATAATTACCAAGTCCATTTCACGGTTTGCAAGGAATACGCTGGACTGCCTGAATTATGTGAGGGAATTGAAGGACTTGGGGATAGGGATTATTTTTGAAAAGGAAAACATCAATACGCTGGATGCGAAAGGGGAGGTGCTGCTCACAATCCTTTCCTCACTGGCACAGGATGAGAGCCGTTCCATTTCAGAGAACTGCACATGGGGAATCCGCAGGAGGTTTGAAACAGGCAAGCATAAAATGAGTACCAAGCGTTTCCTTGGTTATGATACGGACGGGGAGGGAAAGCTGGTAATCAACCAAAAGCAGAAGCCGATTGTAGTGCGGCTGTATCAGGAATTTCTTGACGGGAAGACAACGGATTATATCAAACGAATTTTTGAAAAAGAGGGAGTGGAAAACTGGGATGGCGGTACAAAGTGGCAGGCCACAACGCTTATGAGTATGCTGGAAAATGAAAAGTACAAAGGGGATGCCCTGCTGCAGAAAAGTTATACGGTGGATTTCCTTACCAAGAAGCGGACACAGAACAATGGGGAAATCCAGATGTTCTATGTGGAAGACGACCACGATGCCATCATATCAAAGAGGATTTGGGAATGCGTGCAGCTTGAAATAAAACGCAGGAAGGCATATCTGGAGGAGCATGGAACAAACTCCTATTCCCACCAGCCGGAAAGCAACCCATTCGCTTCCAAGATAATCTGCGGAGACTGCAATAAAGTCTTTACACGGAAAGGCTGGCGGAGCAGTACGGGAGTTGACCGTAAGATATGGCAGTGCAGTGAACGGTACAAGGTCAAGGGAGTCATGGGATGTGCCAACCGCCATGTGGAGGAAGAAACGCTGGTAAAGGCTTATCTGATGGCTTGGAATGCACTGGTGGAGAACAGAGAGAACTTCATGGAACGGTGGAGAGAGCAGATGCAGGGCGAGAATTTGTTGGAAAGTTACCGGGCAGAAAAGTTCATGGAGTACACCGATGGGGCAGAGTCTTTGACGGAGATGGACACGGACTTCATGCTGAAAACGCTGGACCACATCAAGGTTTTTGAGGACGGAACACTGAGGGTGGTATTCTTGGACGGAACGGAGATTGAATGTAAAAATGAAAAAGAGTAAGAAAAGATGCCGATTGGGAGTTGCGATTCCTGATCGGCTTTTTTTCTTGCTCTTTTGCAGATGGTAAAATGTAGGTTGATGTGGTAGAATAAAATACAGTGTCTTTAAGGCAAAGGCAAAGCAGGGACAATTGATGCTTGGTGAGTAAAGGGTGTCAAAAACGGATATATCCCCCTACAATGGGAATATATGTTTTCGCAAAAGTGAGAGTTTCGTTACCTAGTATAAGAAGTAACTTTCACCGCATGTGGAGACTGTGGTGTTACTACAAAGAAAGGATATGTAGAAATCCTTGAATTTACGCACTTTGTCGAGTTTTTCAGTTTCAACTATATCGGTGATAATCACAAGGAAAAAGAGCTTGTGACGAAAGTAACCGTAGTTGTGGCTTTAGACCTCGTATGCGGGGACACAAAAAATCCTGAATATGAAAGTGAATAGAGAGCTATCAAACATATTGGTAGAACATAGGGGTACTTTGATGAGTGTCCCTATTTTTTATATAAGGGCATTTCATAAGGAATGCCTTTTCAATTCACTTTATAAGGAGGTTCATTATGAACAATACAGCGTTAGGTGCAGAAACCAGCAATGAAAACAAAAAGACTGGAAAAATCAATTTTATTAGCAATGCACATGAAAAATTCTATTACGAGAAATTAAAGGAAGTAAGGACTCCCGAC